GACCCGGTGCCGGTTCTCGATCGCCGCGAACTGCTGGACTACGTGGAGTGCGTGGTGATGGACCGCTGGTATGAACCGCCGGTGAGTTTTGACGGGCTGGCGCGCACCTACCGTGCCGCCGTGCATCACAGCTCACCGATTGCCGTTAAACGTGACATTCTCAGCAGCACCTTTATTCCGCATCCACTGCTCAGTCAGCAGGCTTTTACGCGCTTTGTGCAGGATTATCTGGTGTTTGGTAATGCCTATCTGGAGAAGCGCACCAACCGCCTGGGCGGCATTCTCTCGCTGGAGCCCGCGCTGGCGAAATATACCCGGCGCGGCACCGATTTGGATACTTACTGGTTTGTGCAGTATGGCCTGACCACACAGCCCTACCAGTTCACGCCGGGCAACATTTTTCATCTGCTGGAGCCGGATATTAACCAGGAGATTTACGGACTTCCAGGCTACCTTTCGGCTATCCCTTCCACCCTGCTGAACGAATCGGCCACCCTGTTCCGCCGGAAGTATTACCTTAACGGCAGTCATGCGGGCTTCATCATGTACGTGACCGATCCGGCGCAAAGCCAGGAGGACGTGGACAGTATGCGCAAGGCGATGCGAAGCGCGAAGGGCCCAGGCAATTTCCGTAACCTGTTTATGTACTCGCCGAGCGGGAAAAAAGACGGAATCCAGATTATCCCGTTGTCGGAAGTGGCGGCCAAGGATGAGTTTCTGAACATTAAAAACGTGTCGCGGGATGACATGATGGCTGCGCACCGCGTGCCGCCGCAGATGATGGGGATTATGCCGAGCAATGTAGGGGGATTTGGCGACGTGGAGAAGGCCAGCCGCGTGTTTGTGCGTAACGAACTTATCCCGCTGCAGAAGCGACTGGCGGAATTAAACAGCTGGCTGGGTGAAGAAGTGATCCATTTCGAAACTTATAGCTTAACAGCAAACTAAAGCCAAGTTGCGAACCAATAAAAAAGAGGCCAATCATAGCCTCTTTTTTATTTAAAGTTTCTCATAAAGTTCTTTGATTTTATTTGAATTTGCAAAGAATCGCGCAGGGTAAGCGCTGCTATAATTCACCGCCATGTAACTTTCAGTTTTTGCAATTAGTTGTAGCAGAGCATTCTTTAGCTGCAAAGAATCGGGATCAATTATACTAGTTGCCATTTTTAACCTTGGAACCTCATTTAATAAAACAGAACTAAAAAATCTATTTGCATGAGTAATTATTAAGTGCTTTCTGCTATTAGAACTTTTATCCGTACTATTAAGCTCATTGGTAATAAGAGCATCAATAACCCTAAAATGAACAACAGCATTAATTAACTTAATACCAGCAACTTGCGGATTAAATACCGATTTATATAAATTTCCATCAAAATTATCGAAGAATCTACCTCTATTTGATTTTAATGTAGCCACAACGGTATCTATTTTAGTAAGGCAAGCTAAGGCATTAAGCGCTTCATCGAGGTCAATAACCTTTGCGCTTCTCTGGGCAGATTCCTCGTCCGTTCTTAACAATTGATATTGATATCCTTCAAGCGCTAATTCATGGGCAAGTCTATGTTGATCTGGCTGTTGCGAGGCAAAATCTCTTCCCATAACCCTGTTTTGAAAGTTATTCGCTCTAGTAATTAAATTAGAAACTTTATTATTATCATCATCACTAACTTTAATAAATCGAGCGGGTATCTTTATTTTTGAAAGCCTTTCCGGCGGAATGTTTACGAGAGTCCCCAAACTACTAACAGTTTGGGCGCCATTAATAACACTTATATCTTTGAAATCAAAAAAACCTCGTTCTGGTCCTGTTGAAACATTTCTGCGATATGGTTCAATTTCATCAACCAGTAACGTTATGCCGTTATTAAAAAACCAGAACATTTCTGGATCTTTGGAAGCAGTTCGCTTAATCTCTTCATTTACTTCTGTTTTACCAAGTATATTTCTTATATTTTTGGAAAATAACCTTTGCCCGTGTCCTTTCCACCAATCTACTACTTGATCACCGCTAACCACTCCATATAAAGCCATGTAAGGCTTATCAATAGATCCGTAATTCAGAAGCTCAACATTCTTTATATCGATCGTCCCTCTCGTTCCTGAATGAATCCAATTCATAATATCTTCTGCTGAAATAAGATGCACTTGGAATGCTAACTCTTCTTTTGGCGTTCCCTCAGGCATAATGGCAGCTTCATTCAATTCCAATTGCCACTTCTGCATATCTAAAAGTATTAAGTCAGCAGCCCCTTTTTTACCTGTATGGGTCATGGCAAATATAAATTTGTAGTCTAATGAGTTTAAGGCAATATTTATATCACTCTGCTTGTTTTGTAAAATCTCATCAAAAAGATGATATTGCTGTTTTTGAAGTTTATCGCAAGCATCTTTAAATGAAAGGAAGTCATCTTTAATCCATGTACCGCTTCCGGATTGATTATATTTCGATTGAACTACAACCACTAACTTTTCATTATGATTAACGCAAATACCATCAATACCTCCATCCTTAGTGCTATCACATACACCTCCCCCCGCAGACTGGTCATCAATATTTCCGAGCTGGTACAAAGTGAAAGCAGCTAATGCTCGGCTTGCCATTTTCACATTGTAATCCGATTGCGTAGGCACACATTCTCTTTTATGAATAAAATTTTCATAACGCTCTCTTAATGTTGTACCAAGACGTTGGGCAGTAACAGTAGCTGTTGCCGCTGCAGCGACTGCGTTATCTTCTATTTTTAGATCGCTTACGAATGCCATGATAGCTTCCTTTTCATTAGGACACTTAACTGCACTTTGATGACCTAGAGATTGTCCAGCAAGATGTGGAAATACTGAACTCTACGCTCATCTTTTTACCAAGACTTTATCCCCGGCTACACTAAGAGTAAACCATGCACAATTAATTTTAGTAGCGCGCGCTCGTACCCCCGCCACGCCTGCCCGCTTTATGTAGCGGTTTTCATGCACCTGCATGATATACTGAAAAGCCCGCCGGGACTGGCGGGCTTCAATGCTGGCGATCCTTTACGGATCATGCGAATTCATGCGGCATAGCCATGCACGTCAGGTTCCCGCCGCTGCACTACCAGCAATTACTCAGAAACCTGCATTGATCGGTTGTACTCGTGATTACGCAGACGCGCCATCAGTTCGTCTGTTAGTTCTGATACCCATTCTATTGCCAGACGTTTTTCCTGATCGCTACAGTCACTGACAGAAACAAGTTTTAGAAAAAAATCAATACGCTGGAGTTTTACTGACTCCAAAAGATAGTCCTGCATGTCGCCTCCTTCACTCTGCTAACTGGATATATATACAGTATAAAAAATTTCAGATGATGTGAAACTTTTTTTAACTTTCAATGGGATTGATCTGATGCTCTCAGCTGCCGATACGCTTCTCCTGTAATCTGCCGTTCTGATAGAAAAGCTTCATTTTTGCCCCACTATCGAGGTTGACGCCCCGCAAAAGCAGCGCTATTTCCTCATCACTGCCATCAAATCCGCGGCTTTTTAACTCCAGCTCTAATCGTCGGCGCTGCGGCCCCGTACAGTTATTGACAGAACTCCAAGGGGCGGCAGAGCCGCCAGAAAAACCCGCCTCCGCTGGCGCTTCGGCCTGTTTGGCGACCTTTTCCCATTTAACCAGGCGCGTGGGAATTTCAGAGCCGTGAATTTGCGGTGAATAGATACCCTGGATGCGCTGCACGTCCTCCGCGTACTCGTTGCCCTGCTCAGTGATTTCATAGCAAAGGCGTATAACCAAATCTTCACGGGATACCAGCGGGCCACCCTGCGCCTGCGTATAGGACGCCCAGCAGCCCACGTCCGCAGCGGCCAGCACGGCGTCCATTTTCGGGTCAGACAGCTGCTTATCGCGTAGTCGGCGCAGCTCACGCCACACCGTTACCGGCGCACCACCAATTTGTTGAAATTGACGAATGGACCAGCGGGACGCCCACGCGGAAACGGCCTTCGACATATCGCGCAGGCTTTCTCCCGTTTCGTCGTCCTTTTCGCCATCCAGCGCGTAGCCGTCGATGTTTTTAGAAATATATTTGGCGATGTAGCCAGTAGCGCTGCCCTTTGCCGGGTCGATGTTTTCGGCATGGAAACGCGCCCGCCGCGCCTCCGGCGTTTTCAGCTCCGCGCTTTCTTCCTGATAAGCGTAATCACGCATAATCTGCTGCACCCGCTCCCGGTGTTCCGGCAGCATAAACAGCAGCATGTGCCAGTGCGGCGTGCCGTCATGATGCGGCTCCACTACGCGGAAGCCAAAAACGTGGATATCTTCACGGGAAAGCGCGGCCCGGATTTTTGACCAGACCTTGCAGAGATAGCGCTGCGTGTCTTTGGGGCTTGTACCGTTCCACTGCGACACAAAGCCGCCTTTGCTGTATACGGCGTGATACTTTGACGGCGCTGTAAGTGTGTAGAACTCGCCAACGCATCCGGTTTCATTGGCAATGTCCTCAAAGCCGCGCATACGCACCATCAGCTCGCACCGACGAACGGCCGGATTTGCGTTGCTGCGGTTAACCATATCTTCCAGGGCAATGCGATCGCCTTCGTCGTTGATAAGGTCGAAGCGTTTGAAAAACTCCCGGTTGCGTTTCTTCTGCTCTACCCATTCGCCCAGGGTGCCACGGGACACATACGGCGAGGCAGTTTTCTGCACCTGACCGACAGCGATAGCCATATGCTCACGCTGCAGATCGCGCATTTTCTTCAGGCGTCCGCGCCACCATTCAGGGGCCATCATGCGCAACAGACCGGACTGCGCCTTACGCAACGGCAATGTGCCCCGCCCAGCCTGATATTCAGCCCGGTAAGGCGGCGTGGTGCCGGTAAGCGCGGCCAGCTCGGAAAGGTAGCGGTAGGCAACCAGCGTGATCGTCTCTTCGTCGGCATCATCCGGCAGGGTCACGGCGGTCGTGAAATCAGCCAGACTCTGCGCCATGAAGGTGCCGACCTTATAGGCCAGATCGCGGACGTCCTGACGGTCCAGCGTGGGCAGGCGTTCCAGCTGTTTGATAAACGGCAGTTCATTTGCGGCCGCTTCGGACAGGCTGTAGCGGCTGCGGACAAGCTGCAGACGTGGCAATACGTTCTGGCCGATAGTCTGGCGTAAAAACGTATTGGCACGGCGACGGCCCTGTTTTTCGTCTGCCAGCAGTCTGGCATAGCGCTCACCAAAATAGCTGGCAAGGAAATCCGGCATATCGTGCAGGTACTGGCTACGCCAGTCGTGATCCGTGGCGTCCTGGTGCCACAGCTTCAACTCCGTCAGGGTAATGTCCTTCGGCGCGCCCGGCGCAAAGAAGTCACGCCGCATCTGATTGACGGCGTGATACCTTCCCTGAACGGTTTCTATAACGGGTTTAGTCATGTACGGCCTGCAGCTCAGCCAGCGCCATTTCGGCCAGTTCCGCCAGTCTGCGGGTTTCAGCCACATAGCTGCTGACCGTTTCCATCCCTTTGCGCAGCACCTGATGCCCGATCGCATCCGATACCAGGTCACGTACCAGCAGCACCGGGCTACTGTAAAGAGCCATGACTTCCGGAATCTGCCTGCGCACGCCGTCCTCTTCTTCTCGCCAGCTGAATTTCTCCAGCGCAATAAGCCGGGGCTTGCCCGGCTGCTTCTGCTGTTTTATGGAAATGGCGTAGCGGCCATCGATAACCGGTTTTGTGGTCATACCGCACCGCCTTTGTAATGGGTGCGCTTCAGCTCGCTGATGTCCTGACAGGTCACGCAGTGGGTTACACCCTGAACGGCGCGTCGGCGGGCTTCCGGGATGGCCTCGCCACATGCGAGACAAAAAAACACGCTAATCTGTACGGGTCGATTAAGGGCGTTATGAAGATGGCGTGTCAGTTCCTCCTGTACACGCTCCTGCACACGGTCCATTGCGTCTGCCATCAGTGCAGCTCCTCTGCCTGATTTTGAAATTTCTCAGCTTCCTGAGTAAGTAGCTCAGCGGCTTCCACATGGCTTAACTGACTGCTTCGGATCTTCCATGCCAGAACAATAAGGCGAGACACCATGACTTCAGCTCGGGCACGACGCTCTTCCATACGTGCGTCCTGCAGCATTAGGTTTAATGGCAGTTCGTAGTCTTCAGTTTTCTTTTCTTCAAAAAGGTTATTCATTATTTGTCTCCAGATTTCAGGCAAAGGAATGCCCGGCGGGTTTACGCCATTTAATTTCGTCAGGTTAATTAATTAGGTAACGTTAGCTTTTTGGGGAATAAACTCACGACTGCACGAAAATGATTCATTGCACTTATCAGCGCGTATTTTTCATCACTCGTCAGTTCATCAAATTCAACGTCATGACGTTCTGACCGGATGTTTGCCAGATAAAAAATTGCGCCCAATGCCCGTTTGTTCTGCTCATACTGTGCATCGCGTTTGTCACGCATATCAGCCATAAAACGCTTTAACTCATTACCACAATTGTCACCCCATAATTGCGCACGGATAGCCGCAATATGATTCAGCCCATTAACACGCTGACCGGCGCTTAACTGCGCAACAATGTTTTCACTTTCAATTGCCATTTTTTATTACTCCCGCTTCCGGTTAAACCTGCCAGCAGTTCCGCCTGGTTATTTGACGGATGCCAGCGCCTGCCGCCCTGCCCCATTATCCAGCCGTGCCCGTAGGCCGGTGACGGACTCTGCCGCTTCAGCAGAGGGGCCACTGAAAATGCCACTTTTACCTCAGCTGATACCGATCGAAGCGCCAAGACCGCTGATTGCGTCAACAGTGCTGGCAAGCGTCGGGTTTGAATGGATGCGTGTTTGTACGGCCATTGCGGCCAGCGTCAGACAGCGAATTCCGCTATTTACGTTCTGAATTAAGCCGCGGCGGCAAGATGTTGTAATAGTGTCCTGAACGACCGCAGTTGCGGCCAGCTGCCCTACTTCTGCCGTGGCTCTGAGGACATATGAAGATAACTTTTCCTGCGCTACCTCATTCACTGGCACACAAGGCAGGCACTGCAGTTGCGCCAGCATTCCATCAACCAGCGTGGCATCTTCAGTCAGGTCGGTAAGGATCAGCATTTCCCGAACCGTAAGCTGATGCACCTGTTCTGGGTTCAGCTTGTTCCTGATAGTTTGAGGGTTAAGGCCCGCTTTTTTAGCCAGCTGGATGATGTTGTGCTTTGCCGCAAACTCCCGGCAGGCTTCATCGAAATGGCTATGTGTGGAAACGCTAAAATCAAACATGTCCTTATCCTTCAAAAATGGCAACATCACGTTTAGTGAACTTTTTTGCCAGCATTCCAGGAAAACCAATCGACGAAAACGCGATCTTTCGGTTTGCTTTTCGCTTTGATATGAATCTTTCCGATGCGGATGAAATAGCGCGCAGTGTGAATACTGATACCGGTACGTTCACAAAACGTTTTCAAAAGCACCCAACGATTTTCAGATTGTGTTGCTAGGGCAGTAGTCATAGGGCAAAATCCCACTTTCCGTGTTCACTATTGGCAGTTAGTGAACATTGTTATTTAACATTACTAACTAGTGATTACGACGATTCACTCTTGTCGATTTACAGATAATAAAATCGACATTGGTGCATTGTCAAGTGAGGCCGTACGACATATGAACCGATACAATTTAGAAAATGGCGCGAAGCAGGCTATCGACAGGGTATGCAAGGCATATGGGTTCACTTCACGCGTCAGGCTCGCTGAATACTTAGGTATCAACCCAAGCTCATTAGGTAATCGTATAGCGAGAGATAACTATCCTCATGATTTAATTCTCAAATGCGCTCTTGAAACAAAAGCATCTTTAGAATGGCTGGCAACTGGAGAAGGAGCGCCAGAAGTAGCTAATGATCAGGCCGGAGTTAGCATTAAAGAACTGAAAATCGACGAAAGTGAATCGCGTGTGCCTGAAACTTATCTCCTTGATAAAAAGTTACTTCCCCATACATATGGAGAACTGCGGATCGTTGATGACGGTAACAGCAAGTTTATAGTTGAACTCGGCGAAAGGCCCGTTCAAGATGGCTCTTTTCTTATTGAATTTTCAGGAATTAAACGAGTCGCAAACATATTAATTATCCCTGGAGACTTTCTTGCTCTTGATTGGGATTCCCAAAAACATCGTGCACAATGCCATTTGCAGGATGTTAAAATCCTTGGGCAGGTGTTCGGCTATTACACTCCAACAAAAAAATGACAATACGAAAGTTACCTACTGGCGAATGGCAATGCGACATTCGTCCCAACGGTGTTAAAGGCAAGCGCGTGCGCAAAACCTTTGCCACCAAAGGGGAAGCAGTTGCTTATGAAAAATACATAATCGAGGAGACTGCAGATAAGCCCTGGCTTGGAGAGAAGCAGGATAACCGTCGTCTTTCAGACCTCATTAATCAATGGCATGACCTTTACGGGCGTACTCTGACTGATGCCGATCGCATGATGTCTAAACTCAGAGCTATTTGTAACGGTATGGGTGATCCCATTGCTTCGCAAATAACTGCTGCTGATTTCAGTCGCTACCGTGAAGGCCGTCTTAAAGGTGAGATACCCGACATTAATGGACGATGTATGCCGATCAAACCTCGCACGGTTAACCACGAACAACGCAACCTTTCGGCTGTCTTTGGAACGTTGAAAAAATTGGGACATTGGCAATTGCCAAATCCCATAGCGGGCATTCCGACTTTCAAAATTGATGAGCAAATGGTCTCGTTTCTTTATCCGCCAGAAATCAAAACGCTGCTTGAGCATCTTTCCGAATCGAAAAGCGACAGCGTACTGATGGTAGCTAAGATTTGTTTGGCTACAGGCGCAAGATGGAGCGAGGCTGAAGAACTGGAAGGCAGTCAGATAACGCCGTACCGCATCACTTACAAGAATACTAAAAGCAAAAAGATACGTACCGTTCCTATCTCTAAAAATCTTTATGATGAGATTCCCAAAAAGCGTGGGCGGCTTTTTATTCCGTGCCGAAAGACTTTTGAACGGATTGTTGAGAAAGCTGGAATAGATTTACCTGAAGGGCAATGCACGCACGTTCTGCGTCATACATTTGCGAGTCATTTCATGATGAACGGTGGGAACATACTTGTGTTGAAAGATATTTTGGGACATTCCGACATTAAGATGACGATGGTTTACGCACATTTTGCGCCCAGCCATCTGGAAGATGCGGTCAGCAAAAACCCGCTAACTATGATTGAAGCGTGATCCACATTTTGTCCATGCAGTGTTTTAAACGCTATAAATCATTATCAATCACTATCACATACCATATTGATAAATATAGTAATCCATTGATTTTTAATACACAGCGGAAGAATGTAGGAATTTCGGACGCGGGTTCAACTCCCGCCAGCTCCACCACTTTTTAGTTGTTTGAAGTATACTGAAGTCTACTAAGCCCGCATGGAACCAGCCTTGCGGGCTTTTTTACGTCTACAGAAGTCTACTGAGATTTGCTAGAAGCTACTCGTTATGGCACCCTTTTTGGGACCCAACGCAAAGGGTCCCAAAATCGAGGGTCCTAAAATGGCAAAGATCGCTAAGAAACTTACTGACACTGAAATCAAAAATACCAAGCCAGCAGAAAAGGAGATCAACCTTTTTGATGGTGACGGCCTGATGCTACGAATCGCCCCTCTCTCTGTAGGAGGCAAGAAAAACTGGTATTTCAGGTATGCTGTGCCAGTAACCAAAAAGCGAACCAAGATGAGCTTAGGAACCTACCCTCATCTCACACTTGCCAAGGCACGGGCTTTACGTGATGAATACCTGTCATTGCTTGCAAACGGTATTGATCCGCAGATTCACAACAACGATAAAGCCAATGCCCTTAAGGATGCCACTGAACACACGCTACAAGCGGTTGCTAGGAAATGGTTAGATGAAAAGGTTAAGACCTCTGGTATCTCTCCAGACCACGCAGAAGACATCTGGCGAAGCCTTGAACGAAATATTTTCCCCGGTTTAGGCAACGTTCCTATCAAAGAGATCCGTCCCAAGCTCTTAAAACAGCACCTTGACCCCATAGAACAACGAGGCGTATTGGAAACCCTACGCCGTATCATTTCACGTCTAAATGAAATTTTCCGTTGGGCTGCGACAGAAGAACTTATTGAGTTTAATCCTGCTGACAATCTCGGCCAGAGATTCAGCAAACCCAAGAAGCAAAATATGCCAGCTTTACCACCAGATGATTTACCCCGATTCTTAATTGCTCTATCTAACGCTTCTATACGGCTCGAAACACGTCTTCTAATTGAGTGGCAACTCCTTACGTGGGTTCGTCCGGGAGAAGCTGTCCGTGCTCGGTGGAGTGATATAGGCGAAGATAATCGATTCTGGAACATCCCCGGTGAGTTTATGAAGATGAAGCGCCCTCACAAGATTCCACTGAGCAAAGAAGCTATGCGCATCCTTGAGTTAATCAAACCAATCAGTGGTCATAGAGAGTGGATTTTCCCAAGTATCAAAGCCCCGCTTAACCATATGCATGAGCAAACAGCTAACGCAGCGATTATCCGTATGGGCTTCGGTGGCGAACTGGTAGCTCACGGGATGCGTTCTATAGCAAGAACGGCTGCAGAAGAAAGTGGTAAATTTAGGACAGAGGTGCTTGAATCAGCCTTAGCTCATACTAAGAACAACGAAATCATAGCTGCCTACAATCGTTCCGAGTATCTTTCTGAAAGAACAGAGCTGATGCAGTGGTGGGGTGATTACGTTCAAGCGCAGAAGCGTAGAGCTATGGCGGCATGAGAGTAGATTGATGATGGCAACAACAATTGCGCTTTATTTTTATGCAGTACATAATTTTACAATAGAAAGTGTTTTCTGCTTTCCTCTTGCAACGTTGTTATGGCTCAAAATTCAAGCAATGCTTTTAGGTCCATAGCTATGTTATTGCTTGAAAATGGTCTTATATAACAAGAGGAAATTATACGAAGAGCAAGATTGAGGTGCCCGATGAACGCTGGAGAGATTGGAACTGAAGCCGGACGTATTTTTGAATACAACTTACCAAGCCATTGGATTTTCCGAAGTCAAGAAGATCAAAATGATTTTGGTATTGACGGAGAAATTGAACTCAAAGATGGTAATGGCAGAGCTCTTGGGAAAGAGAGTGTTTTCAAAGTCCAGATAAAAGGTGAAGAGAATTCTACATACATTAATGACAATACCAAACTATCCTTCACGATCAAGATTGAGCGTCTGAGATACTATTTTGAATTTAAAGTACCCGTTATTTTAGTTGTTGTCGAAATTTCATCTGAAAAAATACTTTGGCTTCCCATAACAAATAATGAAGATTTACAAATCAAAGTAGCAGCCTCTAATGAAAATGAAACAATTCAAATTCACATCCCTATTGAAAATACTATAAGCAGAAAGAAAATTGCCTTATCAGAGAAGATGTTAGATGCAGTGACTGATTGTTGGGAATATTTAAACATTAAAGGATTAAAAGATTCAGTTAACAGATACCCCGTTATTAGCCCTTCATCACTTAATAAAAAAATAGAAGATATAGGTGAAGCATTATACAAAGCATATCATCAACAATTAAATAATCTCTTAATAGATAAAGAGTACGATGCTGTTTTTAGACGTTCTTCAGAGATTTGCACTTCAGCTATAGTCCCTGTTAAAGACAGGTTTATTTCTATGTTGTATTACTGGAAAGCATTTCAAATATCTCCATTCACAAAAGTAAGGAGAGAAATATATTAAGAAAACTTCAAGATATGCTATTATTTAATAAATTTTGCACGTGAGGAAAAAAATCGAACTCATAGATTAATTGCGTTAGGAAAAGCTCGACGAGCAAAATTCAAGGCTCAACTTGACCAACTTCATGCGATACATCACTCAGTAAATAATTTTGAAGGAAACTCTTTAGAGCATTATATTTTCAATAATCAGACTCAAGTATTATATAGGGATTGTTGCTTATCATTACAGAAAATAATTTATTTATGTAATCGTATGACGAGGGATGAGCAGTATCATATACTCTCAGAACTTTTTGTAGAGATCTACGCGTCAATATTAATATTCAAGGGAGTCCATAAAGCACGCGGTTCTAAGGAAACGATTGATTTTCTGGATGATTGGTATGAAAAAATGGCATTGTTAGTAATGACATACTGTGTAATATCGCAAGATTTAGAAAAAATCGAAAAATTATATCTTCTTACTGCCACTTTACTTAAAGAAAATCCTAAAGCGACTCAATCTCATCGAGAGATAATTCTTTCAACTTTTCCTGATTTCGATGAAGTTTTAACAAAAATAGAACAACACGTTGCCAACGCTGACGATCATAAAGATTTTTACGATCTAACGATTGAAGAACAAAAAGCATATTTCTTAAGTATGGCAAAAAACCTCGGAATAGACCCAGATGATCCACAAGGGGAACACTATGAATTTATTAAAATTGGATTTGCCAATTATGACCCCACAAATATAATGAAAAACTGTGAGCATTTATTTGTCCACTACCGTCCCGGAGGAATATTTGCCCAATCATTGAGAATGCACTCTCTCGGTGGGATGCATCTCTTAATCTGCTTAAAACACGGACATGCACAAGGAACAGGAAATTTATTAAGTCAATTATATGACAATACTGGCAGTTATGATTTTGGTAATAGCTTCAAACAATCAAATTGTGATAAATGCACGGATTGTAAACCCAGAGAGGACAGTTGGCTATGGAGTCTCAAATGGTATTCAAAAGAAGTCGAACGTCATAAAACTCTTCTTGAGAAGTATAGATTTTAATTATCTACCAATGTTTAGATTTCAGATTAAGTGGCTGTCTGACATAGGCCACTTAAAATCCATTTCCCTACTTTAATACTCATAAAAATCAAATAATATCTCTTTTATCTTGGTTTGAAAATTTTGCGTTCAATAATCTGCTCATCTTCTTGTTGTGATGATTTTAATATCTCAACATTCATTCTTGATTTCAACTTCGATTTAAATCTAATTTCATTTTCAGCTAAATAAGCTG